GTACCCTAATGACTGGTTAGATAAACCAGCGGCTTGTTGCCCAATATTAGCGCCCATGTCGCCATAGTATTGACCGCCTTGGGCACCAATTTGTTGGCCCAACAAACCAGACTGCTGGCCTTGAAAGCCAGCCTGAGAACCCATATTACCGTAGTAGTCGCCACCTTGTATAGCAGCTTGTTGCCCCATTTGGCCAGATTGTTGACCTTGGGCACCCGCTTGTTGAGCCATATAAGTGGCCATATTGGCGCGATTTGCGGCATCTTCAGCGGCTAAGGCGGCTATACCTTCACCCCGATTACCCGCTTGAGCACCTTGCGCCCCATACATTCCTGCGTTATAGGAGGCATTTCGAGCGGCTCGTTGAGCTTGGGCGGCGTTATATGCTCCCACTTGACCTGCTTGGGCACCATACCCTGCGCCTTGCGCACCGTAACCATAGGATTGGTTTTGCGCCATATCAGCGTTGTATGCGGCTTGTTGGGCAGCTTGTTGCCCCATCATTTGCCCTTGCTGGCCGGACTGGAACCCTGCTTGACCGTAACCTGCGGCTTGTCCAGCAGTGCCTAAACCACCCCGCCCTGCGACATTGGCGTAACCTGTGGCTTGATTGTACTGACCGGGCATTTGCAAATTAGCCGCATTTGCTTGAGCCTGTTGTTGTAGTGGGCTAAACCCTGCTGTGTAATCTCGTACGTTGGCGCTGTAAGGGATAAACGGTTTAGTGCCTACAACCTCAAACGTACTTGGAGCGCCATCTACTCCGGGAATTTCTTTGGTTTTAAACAGTTCTTTTGTCGCACCACCTAGTACTTGCTCTACTTGGGGACGAAGCCATTCAGGGACATTGGATTGATTAACCGTTGTTGTCGTTGGGGCATTACTACCACCACCACCCGCGCCGTAGATGCGACCAACCCCACCGGGTTTGACACGGGTTGCGCCTTCACCAAACGGTTCGCCAAAGGCTTCAAGTTGTTTACGGGAATAGCTCATATAAGTACCTCAACCAAAGTGTTGCGCGACTCAAAACCAGCACGCGACAAAAGCCGAACCATAGATTCCCGGCAGAATGCCTGTATCTTAGTCGCGCCGCGAAGTTTTACCAAGGCTTTCAACTGTTCCAAAAGCTCTGGATTTGCAATAAATTTACCGCCCGTGGTGGTTACAAACGCTACTCGATGCAAGGGGTAGTTGATAAACGAAACAGTCATCGCCCCGTGGATTGCGTTTTCTTCATCTACTGCCACCAACAACAGCCACTGTCCACTCGTCACAAAACCTTGAACATGGGAAAGGTTGTAGCCGTTAGCCCACTCAGGAAATTCTCCACCCTTGTCAATGGCTTCTTTGATATAACCTTCCACCATAGGCCAGAGTTGCTGGATATGGTTAGCGTCAACAGGGCGAACAATTAAATTCATTAGTCATTATCCATTAACGACGTAATACCGCCTTCAGCACGACGCATCACGTTAGGTGTCCCACGCATTTGAGAAGACCTACCCACAATCGCTTGACTTGGGCCGTAATTGGGTCGTGCCACAGGTTGCTGCATTTGTTGCGGTTGGTACTGAGGTTGTTGATAGCTAAACGGTGTTTGCATTTGTTGCTGCTGGTACTGAGGCGGTTGTTGATAGCTAAATGGTGCTTGATACTGATTTGTGTAAGGATTAAATGGAGTTTGCATTTGAGGCATAAAACCACCATCATCATAGGTTCTATAAGAAGGCTGTTGACCGTATTGACTAACATTAAAAGGGTTACCCATGTTGTAGTTTTGATATTGCTGCTGCTGTATAGGTTGATAAAATTGGCTTGATTCTTTGTAACCAGTAATGTTGTCTGCGTAGTTGGGATCGTAGATGGGCTTGCTGTAATCCAATGTGGACGGACGAAAGCTATTGCCAGACTGCACTAACGAACCAGTTCTATCGCCGCTTCCATAGGTTTGAAACGTAGGCGCAGGAGCCGCAGAAGGTAGACGGGGAGGGGGAGGGGGACGGGGAGGGTTAACTCCATCACCGCCGCCGTCACCACCACCACCGCCGCCGCCGCCACCGAATGGGTATAAGCGTATACCTGCTTGGTAACCTTCGTGTTTGGTTTGAATAATCATTTTGTTTCCTTATGCCGGAACGTATTGACGAGGATTAATTTCTCGGCCCTGAGCTTTGCGGCCAGTGCGGGCTTGACGAACCTTGTTCATCATTGCATACAGTTGCTTGGCACCTGCATCGGTTGAGCCATTACCAAGGTGAGAAACCACATCAGCAGGAACAACGAACTCACCCTCTGCTAAACGAGCAGGGCGCTTACCAGCAATACTTGCAGGAATGCTGTCCGACATGCCATCACCCGGGCCTTTGAGCATGCGGCCACCTTGTGCGTAATCAGAGTAACTGCCTAGATTAGAGATGCCGCCAGAGGCCATGTTAGAAGAGTACATTGGCTCTTCGCCAACTATACGGTCGTAACCACCAGCCAAATTGGTAATACCACCTTCAGCGGCATAGAAAGAAGACTCATAGCTATCAGGATTGAATTTATACCGTTTCAGCGGGCCATTGTATTCTTCTGGTTTTTTTGGTTCTGGTTTTCCGCTAAGAGCACCTTGGATAGCAGCACTAATACCAGTAAACTTATTTTTACTGAGAGACTCCATTGGGTCGTTTGCAAACCTCTGCATGCCTTCAACAAAAGTACCACTAGTTTTAGGGATGGGGGCAGGAGCAACTGCACTAGCATTCACATTGGCGGGTAAGCCAGCAATCCCAGAAGGGGGAGGGCCAAGTCCATTTGGTGTAAAAGCAGGTGTTACGGGTGGATAAGAGGGGTATTGCCCCATGAAATTTGGCGCAAGACTAGGTTGTGCGGCTGCGCTTGTTAGACTTGTAGTTGCTGGAACAGCATTAAGAGCAGCAGCAGTGCCAAGTTCTGTGACAGCAGGAACTGCGGCAGCAGTGACAGCAGGAACTGCGGCAGCAGTGCCAGCAGTACCGGCAGCAGTACCGGCAGTAGCACCAGCCGCGCCTAAGGCACCAATACCGCCTCCAATACCGCCGCTCAGCCCGCCCGTGAGAGCACCTTTAAGCGGATCGCCACCGGTCACAGCGGCAGCGCCACCACCCATCGCCGCGCCAAGCAGCATCGCTTCACCAACTCCGCCCATTGCCATAGTGTTCTCCTTAATTACGTTGCATTTTAGTATTAAGGGGTCACTGTGCCAACTGCACCAGACCCAGAAACACCAGTTAAATTTTGAGTTATTGTGCCCCCAACAGGCCCAACACTTCCTACTGCCCCAGAACCTTGCACCCCAAGCAGCACAATTGGCACTTTAATACGCAGCACATTTGTGCCTGTTTGTAGCGTACCGCCTTGTGTGTCCCTGTACACATCGCCTAAACGTAGTTTGTCGTAATCCGCATCAGTGGGCAGTGTGCGCATATCAAGATTAAGCGCTGCCAAGTTCAACTGTTGAATTGTATTGATATTGTTGAAAAACAACCGAATCACGTTACTCAACGAGTTCATGTACGACTGGTCATACTTATCCGGGGCTTGCGGAATATTTGGTGATGCGCGGTTTTGCAGCATTGACATAGGTTACCTACGTCCGTCAGGTTTGATGTCGATGCGGGGGGCGCCCAATTGCCATGTTGTACCAATTTGATCCGAGGAGATTTTAAAAATCATCTGACGACCACGAGCGCGGGTGTAAATGATTCCCGTGTACTCTTCAGTAATAACGTAGTTGGAGCCTTTAATTACATTGGCCGCAGCAGAATTCCCAGTGCCAGACCCTGAGTTTTGCATAGGGAACAGCGTCATGGTCACAGCAGGTGTAGGAATACCTGAACCCGAAGTTCCAGCAGTAGAAGATGAACCCTCAAACGTTAAGTCAGGGACAATACGCCAAACATAGCCAAAGTTATGGCCGTCACCAATGTCAAACTCAGAGGAAGAGATGTAGGCTGGCAAAGCAGTCAAGTTTCCGAGCACATAAGCGTCCACACCATCTTCATGCTGCACCAACTCACTATCGTAAGTAGCGGCAATAGGGCGCGACAACAAGCCAGAGTCTAGCCAAGCAGAGCGGCCTAGCTCACCGTAATACCATACGTTTTCTATGTAGTTGTAGATTACATAGCGGTCGCTTGCAGTTGCGTCTGCCGAGCAATAGAACCACCAGACTTCATTGAACCCTTCGTTTGTTCCCGCATAAACTTGTTGGGCCTGCAAGATGTTGAAGTCGCTAAAAATATAACGGCGTAAGTCGCAATTTAATGTCTGCACACGACCATCATATTTATAAAACTTGTCAATACCCATCCAGTACACCGAACCAGAGGCAATCACGGCAGCATTGGGGCCAACGATAGACACGTTGTCAGCAATCAGTTGGGCAGTCCAAACAAAGGGTGGGCCAACATACTGGAGCGAATAAAGAGACGAGTCCGTGAATACCACAATCTCTTGACGCGCCTGAACGGCTGTAATGATGGATGAGCCATGGGAAAGCTGCAAACTACCTGCTTGGTTAGTAGCTTGAGGCGACCATGTGAACGGGTCTTCTTGGTCTGACCAGCGGATCAGCATGGGGTTTAGGTATGTTTCCCCGTAGTCATTTGTGCCAAACACCAAGACAAAACGGCTAGCATCTGAAACAATAAGAAAGTTTTGGAACAGAGGCGCGTCGTCATCTCCCGCATCTGCCAAGTCAATACCACGCTGGGAAATGCGTTGAGTGCCTGATTGGCCACCCGATGTAGTGATTGGTGTACCGTTAATAGTGGTGGAAACATTGAATGTGCCACCTGTAGAGTTAACTACAAAATAAACCTGCCCCACACTCAAACCAGTTGGCAAAGCGCCCGTAGATGTAAACGTAATGGTTGTGCCGTCAGGAAATGAGAATCCAACGGGCAGTGTAATAACTCCGGGGCTTGCGATAGAGATGGTGATCTGGATGGCGGAAAAGCCTACGTTGGCGCTCCAGTAGTAAACGCCTTGTCCACGGGGGCCGTAGATTAAGTCTTCACCAAAGTTTTGCTGGTTCCACAACTGCAAAGAAGTAGAGGTACTAGTTCCGTTACCCCACGTGCCGCCACCCCATGTACCGCCGCCCCAACCAATCAAGGGGATCTGATAAGACGGCCCAGTATTAGTCTCGTATTGCGTGACGACCGTACCACCACCCGGAGAGCCAGCAGCATCTGTGGCATTTGCAGTGGCTGACACCGTGATGGTGTAAGTATTGTCGTCAATAAAAGTAATTTGAAACGTGTTTGTAAGTACAGGCGCAGTAATGTTGCCGCCAAGTCCTACGATGCCTGCGCCGCTATAGGTAACAAA